GCAAATTTATGAATAAATGGTTAATAAAAACTCCTCCTGGTTATAGTTGTTTATTTATAAAACCAATGAATAGGTTAGAACCTAGATTTGAAATAATATCAGGAATTGTGGACACTGATACATATGTCAATACAATTAACTTTCCTTTTATTCTTCACAAGAGAGATAAACAATTTTTAATAAAAAAAGGTGAACCTATGATTCAAGTTATTCCTTTTAAAAGAGAATCATGGAAAAAATGGTCAGGTTTCTATATGGAAAAACTTCATGCAAAAACTCTTAATAAATTATTAAGTAAATGGGTAGATAAATATAAGACTATGTTTTGGAAGAAAAAATCTTTTAGATAAATGTATATAAAAGCAAATATAGATGATTGTGCAGTTATTATTAATGATTTTTTGCCTAATGATTTATTTAAAAAAATATCTAATTTTAATTTTAATTTTGATTCTGACTCACATACAGAGTGGCAAAAAACTCTTTATTTAGATAAAAATGATTTTAGAACAATGCAAAAAGTTAATACTCAAACAGATCTTGCAATAATATGTAAAGATAAAGTTGAAGCAAAGGATAAAGTGTTTGAAGATTTTTGCCAAATATTAATTGATTGTCCTTTTATTCCTTTTCAATCTAATTCAAGAATATCAGTTTCATATTATGAATATGATAAATTTTCAGGCATTAATTGGCACGATGATGGTAAATATACTTTAAATTATTCTTTTTATATTCACGATAATTGGGATGATAATTGGGGAGGTGAAACTTTAATAGATACAAAAAGAGGATTACCTTTAGTTTCTTATCCTTATTCTAATACACTTTTAGCAATTAAAAATAAAATACCACACAAAGTGTGCCCTGTAACAGGCCCTATTAAAAGAAAAGTTTTACAAGTTAGAGGTATTTTTTACGAGTAATTTGAGTCGTAATCTCGCCAAGTCTTGCCGACAGCGTTTGTTGTACTATTAGCTATATCATCATCAACTGCATTTTTATAAGCTGTAATTGCAGCTTCAATTTGACCTTTTCTAGTTTCTGCCCATGTAAGTAAAGCAGCAATAGTTGTTGATCCTACAGCGTCGCTAGTAGCACTTAAATTAGTATTTCCTGTCATCATTCCAGTAGAAGCATCTTTGCTTTGAATTTCATTTTGTCCTATTAAATTATTCCAGATAACACAATGAATTGTATTTGGACACCAAGCATCTACCCAATTTTTACCTTTATCTGCCCAATCAATTCCATAAGAATCGTCTATTAAAATTCTATCTCCATTTTGTATTACAATCTGTGTTGCCATAAATATCTCCTAGTGCTTTATAATGTAGTTTACCACCACAAAAGGTGAGAATGAATTTGTACCCGCTGCTGTAACAGCTCCCGTTAAACTTGTTGTAATATTACCTGTTAAGGTACCAGATAAAGTATGAGAGTGGTTATGACCAGTTCCCGAACCTGCATTAAGTGTATTGTTATCTACTTCACCTCTACCATTGGTATCTTGTGGAAAAGGAGTGTTATTCATCGCATTAGGGTGAAACGATTCTGGGGCTTGTTCAATTGAGTGCGAATGAGATGATAATTGAGCAGTAGTTAAGGACGTATTAGAAATACTTCCTGTTATAGTAACAGATTGGTTTGTAGCATTAGTTGCAGCTTGGTTATTAGTTACCGCTACAGTTACTGTATTTGCACCACCAGTACCCGCTAAGTTATATGTATTACCATCGTAACCTTGTGGCATTTTACCTTGTAATTGAGGAACGTTAAAAGTTGTTGATCCATCACCAGACCCATAAGTTGTAGAAACTACAGCAAATAAATCTGCATATGTTGATCTTGATACGGCAGCACCATTACATAACAAATAACCATCTGGAGCCGCCGCAGCAGTCCAAGGCTTGATTGCTCCTACTTCACTTCTATTTACTATATCTTGTAAGTTAGCCATTAGTCGTTATATTTCAACCTCCATCCATTGTCACTGTTTACATAAACAAGCGCAATGCCCGCACCATCGGTGCTTACTGTTAAATCTGCAGCAGAACCTTGTATCTTCTGAGAGTTACGTCCTACTGTTAAATTGTTTGTACCAAAAGTTCCTTCAGCGTCAATAAGTTTTACTTGATTTCCAATTGAAGGAGAAGCAGGTAAAGTTATTGTTACTGCACCACCAGATGTATCAACAAAAAGATTGTCACCATCTGATGCTGTATAGTTACCAGTTTTAATAACCCATGCTTCACCTAAACCAGCTAATGAAAAAATATCATACCAGTTGGTGCCATCAGTAGCTAATAATCTATATTTACCATTAGTTACCGTAACGGTGTTTCCTGAAGCTCCTAGTCTTGCAGATATATCTGCGCCACCAGAAATGTTATTATAGATCCCCATTGTTTTTTGAGTAGCAGGGAATTGAATTGTATGAGTTGTTGAAACTGTTCCTGTGAAAATTAATTGGTTTTGTCTAGCTTCGTTGTTCGCTTGAGTCTGAGGACCATCGCCGTTTGTTAGCGTTGTTGAAGTCCCTGTAGTAATTGCTTTTGAATAAACACCAGCAATAGCAAATTCAAAAACCTGAGAAAAGTTATTATTTGTAATAGTACCCCAAGTACCTGAATTTTCTCCTGTGGTTTGTAGCTCTATTCGTAAGCCTGTTGAATAAGTTGAACTCATTTAATCTCCTAATAAAGTTTTAGTAATTATTTTTAAGTTTGTCAAAACTTTTATGCGGCTTGATGAACTTCTGTCCAACTTATATCCGAGTTAGAATCATCTACAACGGACCAGAAAGTCCCTTGTAAAGTTCCAGCTGTAATTGTAGCAGAAACGCCAGTGATTGTAAAGCTTACATCTGTCCTAATACTTAAAGTTCCAATACTTGATGTTGCGGAAACACTAGGTGCTTCGTAGCTGGTTTCTTGTGTTTCATCCCCTAAAGAAAGTGTTGTTCCAAGACCAGTAACAAATACTGATGTTCCAGCAGTGCCTAATGCCGAAGTCATTGCATTGCCTGAAGGGAATACAACAAATTCTGGATCTGCCTCTGCTGTGCCTACGCTAATATCTAGCTTAGGTTCACTTGCTGCAACAACAGTGACTTGTGAATCACCTGTTATAGAGAAAGTTCCTATTGATGAAGTAGTTGAAACCCCAGTCACCGATATGTTCTGATCGGTAGAAACTGTTTCTGTTCCTAAAGAAGCTGTAAGTGCTTGTCCTGTAAGTGCTTGAGAAATACCTGTTGCACCCCATTGTTGATTGCCCCAACCAATAGAACTGCCCGTATTAATATCAGTATCACGGTTCCAACCAGTTGTTTTTGTAACTGAGCTTGACTCATCTCCTATAGAGGAAGTGAGAGCAATACCTGTGACAGAAATATTCTGATCAGTGGCAACTGTTTCAGTCCCTAAAGAGGCAGTAAGAGAAATGCCAGTTGGATTAACTTCTGCAATACCAGTTCCAGTGGCTGTGCCTAACGCAGACGTTAAGCCAATGCCAGTTACAGATATGATCTGATCAGTCGCAACTGTCTCAGTTCCCAGAGATGACGTGAGGCCATTACCTGTAACAGAAACAGGTGCTTGTTGGTTCCACGCACCACTGTTCCAAGTTTGTCGGCCCCATCCTTGGATAGAGGCCATGTTTTATCTCCTATGCGATTCTTAAAATTGCAGCAGTTGCTTCAGCAGCAGGGAACGTAATAGTAAATGTTCCTGAAGTTGAAGATTTAACCGCACCAAAATCTAATACGCAAACAGATGCATTGGTAGTTAAACCAGATACAGTTGAACTATTATAAATAACAGCAGCTTGTGCTGAAATAGTTGCACTTGTAAATGATACATCACTAAAATCACAAACAGCAGTGTCTGTAGATAAAGTAGGAGTAACTGAAGTTAATGCTCCTCCACCTTCCGCGTAAGTGCCTGATGCACCCACTTCGTCAGTTTGTTGAAATGCAGTTGTTGATTTACTTAATGTTGCTTCTGAGTCGTATAGTGCTAGTTTAAAAGCGTTCCCTGTCGTTGCCGTAAAGTTATGTAGGCCTTTCAGGATCTCCACTTTAAAACTGTTGCATACAGCTTGAGTAATTGCCATAATAATCTCCTATGGGTTCCTTGATTCGAGAGGGATACGAATAACGCCGTCCCGAAATTCGTCTCTACGGTCACGCCCCATCTCATATGTGGCAAGTTCCTGTACAGACTGATTATACATTTTATCGTAGTATTGTATCATATCCGCTGGACCTTTCAAGTATCCAAGTGCTTCTAAAATACAACCATACAGTAGCACGTTTGGAGCATTTTGACTTATCCAAGTAGATGTATTCGTACTAGATAAACCAGTAGGCTTGTACGTGTATGCGATCTCTACCGTAAGGGCAGCGTTCGGGGTTGGCGCTAGATAGTGTGTGTCCTGGTCCCACATCGCATAGTATTTAGGCGTGCCAGCTCCAGCAGACGTTCTATCGGGTGCGTATTCATTCATAAACGAAATATCTTTTTGTATCAAGAAAGTTCTGTCATCAGAAGCATCTATTAATTGAAGATATCTCGTTGCCTCCCAATCAGAAGGAAGTGGTAAAAAAGGGTTATTAACTGTCAGTGTTGCAGTGTCATATTTTCTATAAAAATTTAAATCTATTGTTCTAAACATTTTATCTTCAACCGATTCAATAAAAGGTTGAATAACAGTGTTAGAAAGCACATTTGTGCTTGTTTCAGTATAATTTCTTACATTATCAGTTAAATCAGAGTAATCGGTCATGACGTGCTCACTGTAACATTTCCTGTCGAGCTATGCAATAAGGTAGGTTTATTTGGTTGTTGTAGACTTAAAGGCATCATGCTCTTTTGTGTAGAGGCATAAGCTACGCCGTTGGCATAAATATTAGTCACTGACATATCAAGTGTTTGAAAATCATTTACTGTTACCCCATCTTGACCAACAAAAACTGTTGAATTAGCTATTTGTGATCTTGCGTGTTGTAAAGACTGTG